CTTAATATCCTTGTCGACTTTAGCCATTACCTTTTCGACATTTATAAGTCTTGACTGTGACTTAACATTTGCTGTCTTTGTTTTCGACTGTACCTTTTCTTGTTTGGCAACTTTTTTTGTCTGAACAGAAGACTTCTTAGTAGTCTTACTATCGGGTTTCTCTTCTTTAACTTTTTCTTTTTTCTCTTCATTTGTGGCTTTTACCATCTTAGTAGGCTTTTCTTCAACAGTTTCTTCTTCTTCAATTACTTCTTCTTTTGCTATTTCTGTGGGTTTTTCTTCCGGCATTTCTTCTTCTTGAAATGTTTCAGTTATCATAGGTGGACTCTCTTCAATTATCTCCTCCTCTTCAAATGCCT